TGGTGTTAAACTTGCTATTCCAATTATGTAGCTTGGTTCATCAACTTTAATTTTAATTTTTCCACCTTTGTTTTTTCCTGTTAACCTTCCTCTTCCTGCGGGAGTACCCAATGGTTGACTTTCATCTCCTATTATTGTATCTGCTAAGCT